TAAATTTTCTAGAAATTTTTCTAGAAAAAGTATTGACATATTTATAGAAAAAGTGGTATTGTAATATCAGAAACAAGGAAAACCAATAATACAAAATAGAAAATGGAGGAAACAAAAATGAAAGAAATTAAGAGACAAAGTGGCTATGAAGTTGTAGTAACAAAATATGGAAAAGAGATTTTCAGATATAAAGTTGAGTCATTATTAACAGCAAATGGATTAGTAAAAACTTTCTGTTCACAAGCTATGAAAGAAAATAGTGAAATTTTCTTTTCCATTTATGAAAATGGAATAGAAATAGTAAATGGAGAACATTTTTCGGAAGATGCTTTTTATTACTACTCAGATCTTAGACCGGAAATATCTGCTACTTACAAGATTTCTTGCAATAGATAACATTAAAACTGCTGACCTATCGGCACTACGGGGAGAAAGGAACTACCATGAAAGTAGTAGAGTTAGAGAAACTGTATACCGTACCAGCGAAAATGGAGGATATACCTTTATATGTAAAACAGGAAGATATTGACGGGAATATCCATATTTACGTGTATGACCATGCGTCTCTTACAAATGGCTACGTTAAAAAGAATTCATTCTGTAAAACAGTGCCATATAAAGGTAATTTTGGTAAAGGCTTTACTGTAAACTTACATAACAATCTTTCTACACGTTATGCGTTGAAAGCTTATTATATCGAAGTTTCTCACCGTGCTGTTTGTGCCGCGAATGATAATTGTACCATGTGTCCATTATATTCAAAAGTAGGCTCAGAAGAACAGTGTTATTAAGGAGGTAATTATGATAGTAAAAGATTTTGTCCGTATGTATAAAGGTTTTGCCCGCATTAGAGTTGAAATCTATGCAAGTGTTAGTGTGTTTAACGAAGAACATTATGTATTAGTAGCATCATTTGACATGGACTGCGCAAAAATCTATCCTGTCAAACGTGAAAATTACTTGTCAGAAGAAGCAATAGGGTTTGAAATAGTCAACGGAGTCTTACGAATATTTATAAGGGGGTGCGAATAAATGCCGCAGTCGAAAGATTATTCTATCTACCAGGAACTCGACCTCTCCATCGACCAGATCAAACGCCAACTTCCACGCGTTGCGCAGGCGGCAAATAGCCGCCTTGCCAAACTGGAAAAAATTCACGCGCGTGACCAATGGGAGTACGGACGCGTAAAAGAATTTTTTGCTTCGCAAGGGCGTGAAAAAAATCGTTTCTTGAAAGGCGTTAAGCGTTCGGATGCATCCATTCGGCAGGAATGGGACACCATGATTGCTTTTTTGAACGCACCAGAAACTACAGTAAGTGGTTATAAAATCGCAGAATTTCAGCGGAGGTTTGATAAATCTAAGAAAAAAATTAATGCGGTTGTAACAGAAGATAACTATAAAGACTTGTATCATTTTCTGTCATCAAATTTATACAGAAAGAATCTTCGTAAAGAACTTGCGTCCAATCAAATTATAGATGACTTTGTAGAAAAAATAGACGATCTTAAACTTGATTATAAGGATATTAAAAAAGAATATCAATTGTATCTCGATGGTTATATAACAAAAGAGGAATTGTTTGCGAAAAAACGAACAAAATTAAAGTAGGGGGGAAAATATGTATGAATTGGAAGTACCGATACAAGTAAATGGAACAGAAACTACAGCAATAGAAACAGTGTATTCATGTAATGATTTTCCATTTTCTGATTTCCAAACTTTGCGTGAATGCCGAAAACGCGGAAGAAAGAAAAATCATGTCATTTATTACGATGTTGAAATGGCGTTTGACATCGAAACAACCACACTGGAAAAGTTGGACTACGTGCGTTATAATAAGACAGGTGAAAAAGTGGTAAAAGGAGATGGTTTTATGTATCATTGGCAATTTTGTTTACGTGATACGGTCTGCTTTGGACGCACTTGGAATGAGTTTCTTTCATTTTGTGAAAAACTGCATTTGTATTTGCAGACTTCTGATTGGAAACGAGTGGTTGTGTACGTTCATAACTTGTCGTATGAATTTCAGTTTATGAAAGATTTTATTGAATTTTCTGAAATTTTCGCACGAGATGCTCATAAGGTAATGAAATGCTTTTCGCATCGTTATGGAATCGAGTTCCGATGCTCTTACTTTTTAAGCAATATGAATCTTTTGAAATTCTGCGAAAACAGCGATGGCGTGATTCATTACAAACTTGTTGACACCTACGACTACAAAAAGTTACGTACACCGTCAACTGCATTAACTGAGATTGAGCAAAGTTACTGCTACAACGATGTTCGAGGTTTATGCGAGTGCATCCGCGCTGCGCGTAAAGAGGACAACCTCGCGGAAATTCCTCTTACATCCACTGGCTACGTCCGCCGCGAGTTCCGCCGTGCCATGCAGTCAGATAAAGGCTACTATCCGGAAGTCTTTACAGATCTGGCATTAACATTGCCGCAGTATCAATTGTGCAAAGACGCGTTCCGCGGCGGCAACACGCACGCCAACCGCATCCACGCGGGGCACACGATCACCGCGAAAAAAGGGGAAAACGCAATCGTAATGGGAAGCATGGATATTTCCAGTAGCTACCCCGCACAGATAGCAATGGGTTACTATCCCATGAGTGCGTTTCGGGCGGTTGAGATTACATCGCAAGAACAGTTTGACAATTTGTGTGCTACACGTTGTGTTATCATGCGGGTACAATTTGACAACTTGCGTATGAAAGAAAATATCCCCGTCCCGTATATCCCGCTGTCAAAGTGTCAGAAGCACGGGAAAGATTGTGTGATTGATAATGGACGCGTATTGTCTATTGATTGCTGTGAAATAGCAATGACGGAAATTGACTTGTCGATCATAAAAAATCAATACGACTATGATTTCTTTACCGTCTCGGAGTGCTACGTAGCCGCGCGCGGAAAATTACCGGAAAGTATGCGTAAAACGATGATGTCATTTTTTATCGCAAAAAGCCAGTTGAAAGGAAATCCCGATAAAGTCTATGAATATATGAAATCTAAGAATAAACTAAACAGCACGTTCGGAATGTGTGTTACCGATCTTTTGCAGGACGAATGGGCAATGGATGCTTTTACGGGAGAATGGCATCGGGAAAAAGCAGATGCGGAAAAAGCACTGAAAACGTACTATGATGGAAAAAACAGCTTTTTGCACTATCAATGGGGAATCTATGTTACCGCCCACGCAAGAAAGCAGTTACAAGATATGCTGGACGTGGTTGGAATGGATGCCGTGTACTGCGACACCGATAGTATCAAGTTTTTACATCCGGGCGTACACATTCCAGAATTTGAAGCCAAAAACAAAATACTGGAAAAACGTGCGATTGATAATGACATTCCTGCGTTTTGTGACGTTGGTGACAACCGTTATATTCTCGGTGTCTGGGATATGGATGATCTGTACATTCAGTTTAAGACCCTTGGCGCGAAAAAATACTGCGGCGTTGAATGGGACGAAAAAGCGGCGCAATCTGGCAAAGACCCCGTGCGTTTTACGTCTACGGTCGCTGGCATGAATAAGAAACTTGGAGCGGAAAACTTAAAGTGCTGTAATAATTTCCGTCTCTGCCGCCGGATGGAAAATGTCGGACGGACAATCAGTTGCTTTAACAACTCGAAACCCCATTACATCAAAGTCAACGGGGAAGAAATATTAACTGCAAGTAATATAGGAATCCTTGATACCACTTATACCTTAGGTGTATCGAATGAATACTATGAAGTATTGGTAAACTCTCAAGACGGAGTGTTACCGGAATAGGAGACGATATGAGATATTTTGTGTTTTTTATGTTTTTAGTATTATCAACGATCTGGGCGTTACATGAGGAAGAACTCGACCTTTCCATCCTGCTTTTATTTTTGGATATTTTCTTTATTTTCTTATTTTAACTATTGACTTTTTTGGTAGGCAGTGCTATTATAAAACTTGTAAGAACAAATAGCCACATAACGAAAAGGAGAAAAAAATGGTTAGAACAAAAATCGAAAAATTTATCTATTCTGTCATTGACAGAAACACAAAACAGGTGATCGGCTTTTTTGAGTCCACCGTAGAATTAAAATCTCAGAAAGCAAAAGTAAACGCGCTCACTTCCGCAGGCTACGCAGAAGATTCTGTTTGTGTCTTAACCGACACCGTTTCCGCCCGCTACGAAATGCCGGATGAGCAGTTTTTTGCAGAAGCAAAAAGAATGCCGGATGAGCAGTGTTTTGCAGAAGCAAAACGAATGGACTAAGCGCACAACCCGCGGTCTGGAATAGTCCAGATAAGACGTAACCGATCAAAGCAACGCGCCGCGGTTCTGCATAACAAATTAAATCAAAAAGGAGAACGAAATCATGAGCAAAGCGAAAATGAGACTGAACAACGTAACTGTGAAATACGCAAAAGAGGAAGACGGAAAAAGTGTTCTTTCCGCGTCTATCTCTGCCGATCAGCAGAAAGACATTTTTGAAAAAATCATCGAAGAGTTTGGAGAGGATGCCGCCGCAGAAGCAAAATGGATTCCTGCAAAAGAAACCGACGAAGCTGGACTTTACGTAAAAGCGCAGACCAACTATAAAGTAGCTTTTTACGAGGACAGCGTAGAGAGCGACACCGTTTCGAGTGTTGACGAACTGGGCAAAGGAGCAGTAGTTGACCTGTTCATCTCTATCGGAGAAAGCAAGTTCCGTCGCGACAAGGGATTCACCGCATACCTTTCCGCGGTAAACGTGCACAAATTCGGCGATACGGAAAAATTTAATCCGTTTGCCTAAGTACCATGAACTGGGTACGCGCCCCGACTGTCGGACGGTAACTTGAGTATTTATGTTACCTGTAGTTGATTGTTACTATATCTTGTGTTATAAAACTTCATTCCATACGTGTAAAAGAGCTACGTTTTCCAGCGTAGCTCTTTTTATACCCAGCGTAGCTCTGCCTTTACCCGCCGTCCATCCGCAGTCAAACGTGCGATCATCGTGCGATAACCGTGAGATTGCCTGCGGTTTTGCTGGCGGGAACTGGCGAGGTTCCGACAACCGCGGTAACGCGGAGCGCGGGTTGTGGAAACGATAGAAAGGAGAAAGTGAAACAATGATTTTTTGGAATGATATCAAATGGGAAAAACTTTTTGAAGATTATGGCGTGAAATTTGAAGCGGTATCGGATGATGGAAAGCCGATACAGTATTACAATCCGATTCGGTTGTTTTCAGAGCCGGACGTGGACGGGGATTTCGCTGGCGTTGCCATTACGTGTTCTAACCGTAGTGCTGGAAAGACCAGTGCGTTTGCCGCGGCGAGTTGTATTATGTGCAAAGAGTACGGATTGCAGACCGGATGGATTTTCCGGACGAAAGGGGAAATGACGGGAGCGGCGGCGATGTACGAAGATATGCTAGGAATGTATCCTAAATTAGGAAGTGTGATTACCTATAAAAATCTGGACAAAAACGGAAATGTTGTGCGGTATTTTCTGGACGGCGTGCCATTCGGATGCGCGTTTAGTTTTGGAAGTAAGATGGACAGTGTAAAAAAATTGTCTCCGTATTTTCGGGATATCTACTTTTTGTTTTTTGACGAGTTCAGCATGGAAAGCGGACAATACGTAAAAGGGGAATCTGAAAAACTGCAATCGTTGCTATTGACGATTAGCCGCGGAAACGGAAGTCAGTCCCGATGGTTTAAGCTGGTGATGGCATCGAATAATATTTCTTTACTTAATCCCTATTTTGTATTTTTTGGTATCCATAAGAGATACCAGAAAGAAACAAAAATGCTGCATGGGAGCGGTTTTGTGTGTGAGTTTACTCACAATGACAGTGCCAGTAAAGCCATGTGGGAGAATACTGCTTTGAAAGCATTCCGCGGCGGTCACTATATGCAAAGCATGAGTGTTGGAGATCAGATGTTGATTGATGATGCCGTGTTTGTACAAAAGCCGACCGGACGGTCGCGGTATCTGTTCACCATCGAGCATAGTGGAAAAAGTTATGGGGTATATGAGTATTACGAAGAGGGGTATATCTATATCACGCACAACTATAACCCGTCTTGTAATTTTGTCGCGGTTTTTCGGGACGGTGATCATACCCAAAACACGGTTATGTTGGAACACTATGATTATTTGTTTGAAAATCTAGTTGACGCATACCGCAAAGCATATTTGCGGTTTGACGATCTAGACAGCAAGAATATGGCGGTTGAGTTACTAGGGATTGATCTTTATAAATAGTTCGTGGGAGACGGACAAATGTACTTGACATACGGATAAAAAAGAAGTATCATAAAAATACGGGGAAACCTTTTAAAAGGGGTTGCCACGGTTGAGTAAACCGCCCTGTCCTTGGCAGGTCAAAAGGTTTCCTTGTTTTATGGACAGGAAGAAAGGAGCAGAGATGGCGAATATCGTTTTTAATATGATTGTCGGAATGATGAAAAAAGAAAATGCCTACCTTGCTTATACGGTACGTTATAGAGGGGATGAGAAAGACACGTTGATTCTCGTCCCACATGAAAATTATGAATCTCATATCCGTTACTTATGGGATTATTTTTTCATGGATGGCAACTCTTATAACAGTAAATCGCCAATCCGATTCATTCATAACTTTATTATGTGTGATAAAGTTAGTGAGATTGAGGACTGGTTGAAATGGAATGATACGGAGGTGGAAGAATGGATGTAACGATGGTAACACAGTTCATTGGCAGTCTCGGTTTTCCAATCGTTTGTTGCGGCGCGCTTTTTTGGTATCTGGTGAAAGAAAAAGACGCACACAAGGAAGAAATGGAAGAATTACGGAAAAGTGTAGAAGCGAATACAACCGCGATTAATTCGCTTTGCCAGCACTTAGGAGGTGGAAAGAATGAGTAAAATCGAAAACGCAGTTGCATGGGAGGAACAGATCGCCGCCGATGATCGCCACGGTTACTCACAGGTACACCGGAATGGACCTGATTATGATTGTTCATCCTTTGTCGGAACGGCACTTGCAAAAGCTGGGTTTCCAGTCAGTCAGTACAGTACCACAAGAAATCTCGGCGAACAGTTGGTAAACGCTGGTTTCGTAAAATGCGGCAAACCGTGGAAACGCGGTGATATCCACCTTGCAGCCGGGCATCATGTAACGATGTCGGTTGACGCGAACCGCATCGTTCACGCCAGCCAGTCCGAAAACGGCGGGATTGATGGTCAGACGGGAGATCAGACCGGAAAAGAAATCTGCGTTCGGTCTTATTATGATCTCCCGTATGAGAATACCGTCCATTATCGGTATTCTGTAAAAAACGAAAAGCCGCAGAAACCTATTGAGAAATGTATCAAGACCGAGTCCGCACGTAGTTTTGACCGGAAAATCGCCGGAGCCTATCATACCAACGATCGTTATAATCTGCGCGTAGGAGCAGGGATGGACAAAACGGTCATTTTGACGTTGCCAGCCGGAACCGGTGTTAGAAACTACGGGTATTATACCGGAGAATGGTATCTTGTGAAAGCTATCGTTAATAGAATTGTCTATACCGGATACGTAGCAGAAGAGGGTCTGACACGTGGCTGATCTGACGCTTGCCTATAACACTTGCATACAAATTTGTAATGCTCCAAACGTGGGTTATTCCCAAACGTATCGTGAGGGGCAGACCGTAGGAGGGATTACGTACTATGATTGTTCGTCCCTTATGAGTTATTGTTGCACCGTTGGCGGTTTTTTGGCAAGTAACCCGTGGTTTACCACTCGGAGCATGGACGGGTATCTGATCGGTGCGGGATTCCAAAAAGGAACCGCAAACCAGCCTTGGAAAAAAGGCGATATTTTGTGGCGTTCCGGGCATACCGAAATGGTATATGACCCGGCAGACGGCGGCGGGTATACGATGGGAGCGCACACAGATAGCTACCCACTGGACAGACAGGTGTCCATCAATACGTTTGTGTCGCCCTATAGTGCCTGGACGTATCTGTATCGATACCCAGTTGAGGTACAAAGCAGAATCAGCCAGTATGTGATTGCCGCCATCTGCGGCAACTTCTGGCAGGAATCAACCATCAACCCAGGCTTATGGCAAGGCACGATTGTCGGTTCGCCCGGTTATGGTTTGGGGCAATGGACGGATAACGCCGTCACCGACCGCCGTACAAAATTATTTAACTGGCTAGACGCGAACGGGTACAGCCGGGACGATGGAAACGCACAGTTGGAATATTTAATCTATGAAAATGTGTGGTATTCCGTAGGAGCCGCCAGTGCTTACGGAAATCTGCAGGCGTTTTTACACAGTGACAGCACAGATCTGGACGCACTGACCGCCGCCTATATGAAAGGCTGGGAGGGAATCAGTGACGATGGAACACTTAGCTTAAGGCAGGAAAAAGCGCACGAGTGCTTCAATTATATTTCCGAACACGCAAAAGATTCTGCAATTACCGGATGGATTGTTGGAAATCGGTATTTATCTGATTCCGAACGTTTGAACAACGCTATTATGGTATATCGGTATCTGGCAAAAGGTGAACAACCAGAACCACCCGAGCCGCCGCATCCTATGAAACCGAAACGGCATAAAATGCCTATCTGGTTATATCCCAATTTAAAAAGGAGGTTTTAAAATGACACTAGAAGAGTATTGGACAGAAATTGTTGCCGACATTGGAAACATCGAAACGCATGGCGACGCGATCGCCGCCATCAGCGAAAAAATCAAAACCGAAGATACCGACATCGGAGCTCTGATGTCAGAACGTGACGCGCTGGTCGCAGAACGGGACGAACTGAAAGAAAAGTATGATGCCGCCGTTGCTGAAATCAAAAGCCGCTGGTCTGATCTTTCCCACGGCGGAAGTATCACAAAAGTAACCGAGTTTGGCGGAAAAGTGCCGGAAGCAGAAGACACCGCAACAAGTATCAATGATCTTGATATGTCTCAGCTCATCATGAGCGGAAAAGGAGAGTAACAATGGCAAAACTTGACATGACAAATATTAACATGCTGAACGCCGTTCGGCAGACGATGAGTGTTGATTACCGTGACAGAGTTCCTGTGGCAACGCGAGAAAATATTGCCGATATTGCGAAAACATTAACCGACCCTTACAATCCGATGGCGCGGAACGAACTGGTTCCTGCGCTGGTAAATCTGATTGCCAGCCAATCCATCAGTACCGAAGCGTTCCGAAATCCTCTGCGTGTGCTGAACAGTAACGCTATGCCGTATGGAAACGGAGAACAGGAAGTCTACGTAAATTTTGCACAGGGTTACGCGCACGATGCCAATATCAGCATCGAAGATGCGACCGCCATTTATGACAGCTACATTATGGCGCTGTATCATGTAATCAATTTTAATAACGATTATCCGGTAACGATCTGGTTTGAGGATATGCGCGGCGCGTTTCTCGATGATTACGGACTCAGAAGTCTAGTGCAGGCAAAAGTGGAGAGTGTCGTTTCCGCTTGTAACTGGGATGAGTTTACCACGGCAAAAGAACTGATTGCATCTGCAAAGCGCGCGGGTCAGATTTATCCGGTACATGTGGATGCGGTTACAGATCAAGCATCCGCGAACGCACTGGCGAAACAAATTCAGTCCTATATTGACAAAATTCAGTTCCCGAACCCGCTGTATAATTTCGCTGGCGCGACATCGGCGGCAAAAGAAGATACCATTCTTCTGTTTGTCGACCCAGATACCAAAGCCGCGATGAACGTTGACAGTTATGCAAGCGCGTACAATCTCGACCGGATGATTCCGAAAGCACAGCAGGTACTCATTGACAACTTTAACGATGCGGAGAGCATCGTTGCTGTACTGGTTGACAAGCGGTTCTTCAAAATCCGCGAACAGTACCGCATGATGGTACAGGATAACGTTAATCGCGGACTGCGTTGGAACAGTACGTATACAGTAAAAGAGATGTTCTCTTATTCCCTGTTTTATCCGATCATTGTGTTTACGACCGAGAAGGTTGATGTTTCTTCCATTACCGCAAGTGACGTGGAACTGGTGAAAGCTGGAACAGATGTCGACTTCGGTGGAAGTTTTTCAGTTACTTCTCAAGGGGTAGCGGATAAAGCGATTGACGTAAAAGTAGAGGGTAACTCTTCTGCCGATACGTTTGTTATTCCGGGTACAACAATTCTTCGAATTGCAAAAGATGAAAAGAATTTGAAACCGAAAACAAATAAAACAACGAGCGTAAAAGTTGTGATTACCAGTCGTTACGATTCGTCCAGAACAGCAAACATTTATTTCACGACCGATTAAATAAGAGGGAGGAAACATGGATAATTTCATTCCGATGCCGCCGCAGGAAAATGTGGCGGCTGTTTCCCCGCAGACAGAGGTAATTTTAGCAAGTGGGATTGAATGGGGAAATGACTATGAACATGTGCGTTATTATGAAAATGGAAAAGCTGGCTGTCTGGCTCATGTAAGAGAAAAAGCAATTCATATTTTTAAGCAATCCGCGCCCGTAAGATGGGGAGAACTGACGTATAAGGGAAAAGGGAATGAGAGCGAATTTTTAAAGTGCAATTATATTGCTTTTCAGAACAAACCCTATACGGAAGAATGGTATTTCGGTTTTGTGACGCGCGTAGAATGGTTGAGTAACGGAAGTTTTAAAATCTATTTTGAACCTGATCGGTTCCAGAATAGTTTTTATCAAGTTACATTACAGCCGTGTTATGTAGAACGGGAACATATTGACAAAAAAGCTGATTATGCCGGAATTAATTTAGTGCCAGAAAATCTGGAAACGGGGGAATACGTGGACAATCCGAACGAACAGAAACTTTTGAATCTCGGCCCGATGCAGTATTGTTTGAGTGCTAGTGCAGACGAAAACGGATCAAATATTATACCCATTGTCAATCAGGGAATTTTATCTGGTTTGACATTTACTCGGAAAACAAAATATACGGACTTAATCACAGTTATCCAGAATTACGTCAAAAGCGGAAACGGAGATGCGATTGTTAATGTATATCAAGCACCAGAAGCGTGTTTCCAGACAGATGCATCTGCTTATACACAAGTAACCGTTCAACCAGATGCACTTGACGGCTATATCCCGAAAAATAATAAACTATATCAGTATCCCTATTGTTATTGTCTGGTCAACGATGGTTCGGGAATACAGCATACTTTTAATTTCGAATACGGTAAAAATGGAGCATTAACCATGCAGGTGTATGGCGTTATGTTTAATATTCCGGCAATCTTTGTGACTCCGCGTGAATATAAACGTACTGGTGGGTCAAAATCCCCATACGGTTTTATCATCAATAATTTCCCACAGTGTGCATGGACAAATGACGGCTATCAGGCTTTTCTAGCGCAGTCTAGTCCGTTATGGGACTACTCCAAAAAGCAGAATGCAATATCGCAGATTGGAAATTTAGCCGGAGGATTAGTAGGAGCATTAAGCGGAAATTTAGCCGCTGGCGTTGAAAGCATTTATACCGCGGCAACCGGAACATATCTACTGAACGAAAACATTAACGCACAAAAAGAAAGTCATGATTTGATTCCACCGACAGCAAAAGGCAATTCATCTGGAAGTTATGTTGCCACCGCATTGTTTGGAAGTCAGCTTTATTGTCACGTAATGAGTGTTACTGCACAAATGGCAAAAACAATCGACGATTTTTTCACAATGTACGGATATGCAACGCACAAAATTAAAGTACCCAATATTACAGGGCGTTCAAATTGGAATTTTGTCAAAACGGTTAATTGCGGATTACATGGCGCGTGCGTTACAGATGATATCAACTTTTTGCAGGCAATGTTTAACCGCGGCGTTACGTTCTGGCATACGGACGATGTGGGAAACTATGGTCTTTCCAATGATTAAGGAGGTGATGTCATGTATAATAACCCGTATCGGGTGAGTAACAAGGAAGTATGGGGACAGTGGGAAAATAATCCGAATACATCACCGGAAGAAAAACTATATTTCCGGCACTTTTTTGACAAGTTTGTAAATTTAGCATTATCACGTTATGAGTATGACGGTTTACCGGATGAGATTCCGCCGCGGATGCTCAACTCCTATCTGTTATGGCAGGGAATGTGTCTGTTCAAAAAAGAACCAATCACCGGACTATTCGGCGTTTTTGGTGTGAATCTGGTTGGGGAACCGGATATTTACGGCATCCCTACCGATTGGATTGCGTACGCCATGAATGGACAGTATTATGAACAGACCGACAAGGAAGAAAGCTCGTTGATTTTCGCAAGACCTTTTGCCGTGCCGGAAATTCTAAGCATTATTCTGCACGCGCAGAGTTTGGCGGAGAAAAAAGCGTCCACAAGGGTTAACGTAATACAGCAGAGGACACCAGTAGTTATCAGCGGGGATAGCACGCAGAAGTTATCCATTGACAATTTTATTCAAAAATGGGTAAAAAACATTCCGTTTATCAAAGCCAAAAACGATCTGCGAAAACAGATTCAAATTGATACGATTGATCTGAAAGTACAGCCAATTTTTAACGAACTTGACACCGCCGCGCAGAGAGAAGTAGCAGAATGTCTAGCTGATCTCGGAATCGAAGCAAGCGGCGTTGAAAAACCGGAACGGTTGGTTTCCGCGGAAACGAGTTACAACGATGGAGAAATCGAGTTGACAAGAAACGGGAATCTGGCTACCATTCAGAGGGGACTTGATGCGATCAATAAAATGTATGGATTGAATATCCATGTACGTTTTAATTCTAAGATGGTAACACCGATTAACCGACCGGATGTTTTTGACAGCGAAGAAGATGATAAGGAGGTGGAATGATGTTTCTTGAATATGACTACGAAACCAAAACACTGACGAATACCATTGAACAGCTGGTCATTGCAGATAACGTCATCCATCCCCTCGAAAAGCAGAACATTGATGGTATGATCGAAAAAGCGGTCGCGTTGGTGTTCAATTTTGATTTCCCTTTCTATGCGGATGCCGATTCCCCGGAATATGCCGCTGTAAAGCTGGCATTCGAAAAAACGTTCTGTTTACAGTATTTCCGCGAGCAGATCGGGTTAGAAACAATCGGCGAATTTCAGTATCATCTGAAAAAGATTCTTACGGTTAACATGCCATACTATGAACAGTTGTACCGAAGTATTACTTTTGAATACAACCCGCTTATTACTCATAAGAGTACACGAAAAGTAACGAGTACAAAAGACGATACACGAACAGGTGTGATCTCGGGAGACAGCACAGCGAAAAACACAACGACAGCCGATACAAATAACAATACACAAAATATTCACTCTGACAATCCGCAGATTAATTTCGCCGGAACGAATTATGCGTCTGCGATGGATCGGGGGCAGAATACGATTCATAACAGTGCGGTCAGCAATGGAGAGAATACGACAAAAACCAACAGCAATGACACGTATCATGCAGATAATAGTGATACGATTGAGGATGAGGGTTTTGACGGAAGTTATTCGTTAGAGGTTCAGAGATTCCGAGACACTATCCTTAATCTTAACAAGCGTATCTGTGATGATTGCAAAGAGTTATTTTATCAATTTTATTAAGGAGGGATAGCAATGGCAGAGAAACCAACGATTCCAGATTTTCCCAATTTGCCTGATTTTGGTCATATGATTACGCAGGCTTGCGAGGTTGTAGCAAGTGTGCGGGGGATTCCGTATGATTTCAATGGGACATTGAGTCTGGAAAACAAATTTGTTGTTCTGTTTAAAACGGTAAAAGAAATGTTTGACGCGCAGGACGAACTTGTAAAAAGTTACAAGGCGTTACATGATTTTGTCAATCAGTATTTCACCAATCTTGATGTGCAGAATGAAGTAAACAAAAAAATACAGTCAATGGCGGAAGATGGAAGTTTACTTACTTTGATCGCGCCTACAGTATCAAATAAAACAAGCGAATGGTTGAGGAACAATATCACTAACCCAACGAATCCTCCAATTGATAAAAGTTTAACAGTAGAAAACGCCGCCGCAGATGCTAAAATAACCGGAAACGAGATTAGTACGCTAAAGGAAAATATAAAAAATCATTCATTACGAGTAAATGACGGTTATTATACTATAGATAACAAACCATTTAATGACACGCGCGATTTAAACAAAATTAGTGGCTCTAAATGCTTAATGATAGATATTGGAAAGAATACTGAAACCAATAAACAGAATCACACACCACCTTTTACGCCGCAAATGCTCAGTGAATCATCTATTATAACACTGTTAAATATTACACCGGAATTGACTGATGATGGTACTATTCAATTCGCTTTTCTTCGAGGTTTAAACGAAGAAGAACCACCTTATTTATATTATCGTTGTAGAAGAAAAGTTGACAGTAGCAATTTTGATAAATGGTCGCCATGGTCTTTAATTACTGACCCACGTACTTGTTTTACTTCCAACAATACCCAATATAATAACAAATTTCCACCATTATATAATGATCTTAACTACTATACAGATAATAAAGCTTATGAATTTGATATTGACTTTAATAATGACCAGATTGCAAACGCTCCATTCTATCCATTTAAAGGTACATTGTTATGTTTTAACCCAAACAACCTCGACTTACAGCAGAATGAAACTGCTTATTCAACTGTTGGCACAATTCAGTTAGTGTTTCTTAGCAGAAATGTATTTAATTATAAGCCGGAAATGTATTTTAGGTGTTGCCTTAGTGGTAAGCCACAGAATGCAATATGGAGCGAATGGACTAAATTAACATCTGAAATTCCTTTAAATTTCACACCGATTAAATGCATAGAAAATTTTTGTGTTATAGGAGACAGTATAAGCGCCGGTTATACTAATATTGGTGGAACAGTAATTACTAGTGCGGACGCTATAAAAAGAAAAGCAAACTGGCCAAACTATATGTCGCTGACCATAGCCAGACCAGTGGAAAATCTATCAGTTGGTGGCTCTTCAACACAAACATGGAGAGATACGCTTTTAAATACACTAACCAAACATGAATGCTATATTGTGTATCTTGGTGGTAATGATATTACTAACAACATTCCTATAGGTTCAAAAACTGACATTATGGAAGACTACAATAATAACAAAAACAGTTACTATGGTAATTATGATTATATTGTCAGATATATTCACAATTATAACCCAAATGCAATAATATTCTGTATTTCAAATACTTTCTGGGATTGCTCTAATAGCAAATATCATGACTACAATAAAGCTGTAGAATACATTGGAAATCTGTATAATTATGTTTCCTACATTGATATCACAAAATTGGCAAGTAGTGATAACAAAATTCTTGCATTGAACTTTAACGGACACTTTTCACCGGTTGGATATAACATATATGGGGAATATATTCAAAAAGCTATTAACGACTATATTGTAAATAACCCATCTAAATTCCTTGCAATTCCTTATAGTCTTACTTAACCAACGGAACAAAAAACAATATGCCGTGTCCGCCACCCGCGGACACTTTACCGGACTAAAGTGAGTCCCCGTTTCGGAAGTGTCCGCGACCCGCGGACAAACAGTCGGTTTCGCCCACTTTTCGGGTGAAATGAGTTAATATAACGGAAGAATTGTGTGTGAATCGGGAAGAAAACGTGAATAATTGTGGAATTGTATAGACAATTAGGCTGGACTAACACTTTAGTCGGGTAAAGCGTATTTGTCAAGTTGGAAAAATGCATAAAAATTTCGGGCATATGTGTTATAATAAGTATTAAAAAGTGAACAAATGCAATGAAATAGTTTGCAAAAGCGGTGTCTTTCCTTGACGGACACCGCTTTTATTGTGCAAAGTGCTGTCCGCCGTACGCGGACAAAATTGGGAAAATGTCCGCGTGGGACGGACTGTATATACGTTT